TTCGAGAGCTCTTACGCTATTTGGAAAGGTGGACGACGCGCCGGAGGAGAATATACAACCTTTTGCGAGCTTAACGCTAGTAAGGAAATTATTAAGCCGGAGGACCTCGACGAGGTTAAACCGATAGCCGACTTAGCTCGTAAGAATATCCTTATTAAAAACCTAAAAGGGACCGAGCTCCTTATAGAGTGGGATTTTGCCGGCGTACCTTTTAAGGGTTTTGTTGACGGCTACGGAGACGGGTTTATACTAGATATTAAAACAACGTCGGACGCCTCTCCGAAAGCTTTTTTAAGAGACTTTGTAAAATATAAGTACTATTGGCAAGCGGCCTTATATCTTCACGCCAACAGATCACTAAACTTAGCGGGAGACTTACCTGACTTTTTTATCGTTGCCGTAGAGACAAGCGCACCCTTTAACGTCCAAGTCTATAAAGTGGCTCCGGAATTTATTGACAAAGGTTTCGCCGAGGTGGCTAAGCACGTACAAGCTTTTAAAGATTGGAACGGAGAGCCGGGAGGATATGAGTTTTTTAACCCACTAGCAGAAAACGGAGTTTTAACTTTAAGCTTACCGGAATGGCTATAAAACCTTTTAACCGGGAAAAATACCAAAAAATGGTTAATTATATACGCGAGAACGTTGGCGGCGTTCTCGCCTTATACGACCCAAAGCCCGGAGAGCTCGCCAAAAATTACGCCGGCCAATTTATACAAGTAATAAGGGCAACCGACGACCTCGAGGAGTTTAAAGAGTTGGTTTTCCACTATTGCGACAATTATAAATATTTTTCCGACTACCCTATTTTAGAGTTTAACGACGACTATACGCTCGCCTTTATAAAGCCGAGTTTTGACTCGCAGCTCGAGGAGTTTAGGGAAAAGGTACTACCAACTAAAAGATTTAAACAATGAAAGGATATAAGTATAGAATAGTAAAAGTAAGGAGGACAACCTCCGACGGCGTCGAGCTTTTCGGCTACATAGTGCAACAAAAATGTTTTCTTTTCTTTTGGGTCGCCGTCTCCCCGATATTCGACCATAAAGACAACGCAAGACACTACTTTTACAGAGAGATACAAAACAAAAATATATGAGCAAAGAAAGAGACTACTATCAAAAAGTAATTAAAGCCAACCAACCTATTTTTATTTCAAAAAAGAAAGTTATAAAATATCTTGAGGCTAAAATCAAAGAAAAAAAAGAAAAAACAAAGTAATATGCAACTAAGACCCTACCAAGAGCAAGCCGTCCAAAGCTTGCGCGCTACTTTTGCCCAAGGTAAAAACAGCGCGATCCTTTGCATACCTACCGGAGGAGGTAAAACCGTAGTTTTTACCACAATAGCAAAAAGCGCGATAAGTCGCGGGTCCCGTATAATGATCGTATGCGACCGAAAGGAGTTAATAAGCCAAGCACACGACAACCTCCTCCGCCTAGGCCTAAACCCTACTATTATCGCTCCGGGTTACCCTCAATACTTAAATAACTGTTACCTCGCAAGCGTCGACTCCCTTAGACGCCGAGAGTTACCGGACGTGGACGTTATTATTATCGACGAGGCTCACAAGCAGACATTTGATAAGCTAATCGTCCGCTACCGTGAAAGCGGAAAGGATCCGCTAATTATTGGAGCAACAGCCACGCCACTAAGGACCGGAGGACAAGACGCTTTAAGTCTTTACTATGAAACGATAACAGAGCCGACAACTATCGAGAAACTACTCGCGGAGGGTTACCTCGTCCCTTGTCGCACCTATGCAGCAAAAGCCGACTTTTCCGACGTTAAAGTTACCGGTAACGACTACAACAACGCCGCACTTTTTAAGAAGTTCGACGAGGCGGTCCTTTACGACGGACTTGTCGAGCAGTTCGAGAAATTCGCCCGCGATAAAAAGACTTTGATCTTTAATGTTAACGTCGAGCACTCCCTTAAAACGGTTGAAAAACTAAGAGAGGCCGGTTATACTTGCGAGCACGTCGACGGATCAACACCAAGCGAAAAACGCCGTAAGATACTCGCAGACTTTAAAGCCGGAGCTTTTCAAATTTTAAGTAATTGCTCGGTCCTTACTACCGGTTACGACGAGCCAAGTATAGAGGCTATTATCGTTAATAGAGCGACAATGAGCTTACCGCTTTGGTTACAAATGGCCGGACGTGGCTCCCGACTTTTTGAAAACAAGCCGTATTTTATCCTTATTGATATGGGCGCTAACTGTTATAAGCACGGGCTTTGGGACGACGCTCGCACTTGGTCCCTTCATAAGCCAAGACGTAGCTCCTCCGGCGTTGCCCCGGTGAAACTTTGCGAAGGTTGCGAAGCAATGAATCACGCAAGCGCCCGCGAGTGCAAAGAATGTAAAAAGCCTTTCGATATTAAAAAGAAAGCACTCAAGAAAGGTGAGTTTGTCGAGGTTAAAAGTAGCCGCGGAGGGATTAACCTCTTTAACTCAATGAGCGCCACATACGAAGATCTTAAAGCCCACGCCGAGAAAATGGGATATAACCCTCGTTGGGTCCACGTTCAAATAAATTTGCAAAAGAAAAAGCAAAGCGAAAGAGCGTAGCTCTAAATTTTTACCCTATATTTACAACCCTTTTTTTAACCCTTTAAATACACCCTAAAAATGAGAATAAGCTTTTTTAAAAAAATCTTCGACAACACGCCGGAGCGCGAGAGTTCGATCCTTGAGTTTTTAAACAATGTAAAGCACGGAACTTGGGCCAACCTTATAAAGCCAATAAATGCGGAGGAGGAAAAAGTTAAGCGCAAAGCATTAAAAGAAAATACTCTCCCCTACGTTACCCTTTCCGGGACGTTTACCAAGAGAGTTAAAAGCGAGCTAATAGCTCACTCCGGTTTTATTTGCCTCGATATTGACGACTCACCGGACCTTGGCAGAGATTGGCAAAATATAACAAACGACCGCTTTACCTACGGAGCTTTTCGCTCCGCCTCGGGCCTCGGCCTTGCGGTAATCATTAAAATAGATCCAAGTAAACACCTCGAGAGCTTTCTCTCTCTCGAAACTTATTACCTAGAAAATTATCAAATAATTTTAGATAAGTCTTGCAAGGATATAACCCGCCCGCGCTTTGTTTCATTCGACCCTCAAACATTTATAAACGAAAAGGCCCAACTTTTTAAAGCAGTAGTTAAAAAGAGTACACCGGTCCAAAAGCTCCCGCAAATAATAACCGGAGAGTCCGACCTCGACTACCTTATCGAGCAAATTAATAACGGAGGCGTCGACCTTACCCGCGGATCTTACGAGATTTGGCTTGAGATAGGTTTTGCTATCGCCTCCGAACTTGGCGAAAATGGCCGCCCTTATTACCACTCAATAAGCCGATTTAACCAAAAATATAACCCGGAGGTTTGCGACCGCCAATATAACCACTGTATTAAAAGCGGAGGGACCGGGATTAAAATAGCAACCCTTTTTTATTACGCTAAAGAGGCAAACCTCAACCTTGTTTCGCCGAAAACAAAGCACATAGTCGCCGTGGCCAACCAAGGTAAAAGAGGCGGACGAACAAAAGAGGACGTTTTAAAATTACTCGACCAAGTCGATAATATTAGCGACAAAGATAGTAAAAGCATCGTCGAAAAGGTTTTTAACTCGAGCGTCGAGCTGAAACTTACCGAGGACCTTACTCCTCTCGAAAAGTTGGAGCTATTCATTAAAAATAACTATAACCTTAAACGTAACGAAGTTACTCGCTATATAGAAAACAACGGGGTCGAGGTCGATACCGTTTTTAGTAACTCGGTTTACTTCCAAGTTAAAAGGATCGTCTCGGATAAAATTCCGGTCGACACCGTGGAGCGCCTTATTTCCTCCGACTTTATCCCGGAGTATAACCCTCTTATCGAATTTTTAGAGCAAAACGCCCACCTACGCCCCGTTGGACTACTCGACCAACTCGCGAAAAGTATCGACACCGACACCGGCGCCAAGGTTAACGACGTGGACCCCGATTATAAATATTTATTTATTCGTAAGTGGTTTGTCGGGATCATCGCCTCGATATATAAACAGCACTCGCCAATTTTATTAGTTCTCACCGGAGGACAAAACACCGGGAAAACGGAATTTTTCCGCCGCCTCCTCCCGGATAAACTTAAACCTTATTACGCCGAGAGCAAACTCGACGCCGGGAAGGACGACGAAATTTTAATGTGTCAAAAGCTCCTAATAATGGACGACGAGCTCGGCGGTAAGTCTAAGCAAGAGGCTAAACGCTTAAAAGAGCTTACAAGTAAAGACGAGTTCACCCTCCGCGAGCCTTACGGCCGTAAAAACGTAAGACTTAAACGCTTGGCCGTACTTTGCGGAACTTCAAACGACGAGCTTGTCCTTAACGACCCTACCGGTAACCGTCGAATCGTACCGATAAACGTTTTAAGTATCGACCACGCCCTTTATAACTCAATTAATAAAACGGAGCTTTTACTCGAGGCTTACCACCTTTATAACGAGGGTTATAATTGGAGGCTTACGGCGGAGGACGTGCAGAAACTTAATAACAACACTATCGAGTTTGAACAAATAAGACACGAGGCGGAGCTTATTAGTATGTACTACAAGCTCCCGGAGTACGCCGAGGGGATCCAATCAGTTGAGCTATTGACGGCGACCGAAATCAAAACCTATGTTGAGGAGAAAAGCGGCCAAAAGTTAAGCCAATGGAAAATTGGCCAAGAGTTAAAAGCTTTAGGTTTTGAGCAAGAGGTCCGCAAAATGTTTGGAAAAACTCAAAGGCTGTATAGGGTTATTGTCTTAAACCCGGAGGACTTAAGCGCAGAAAAATATAAAAAGGAGGCTAAGGACCACAAACCGAGCGGACTCGCTTTTTAAGATTTTTTTTTTAGGGTGAAGGGGTCGACTTTTAGGGGGTCGGCCCTTTTTTTTGCTTAAAAGGTAACAGAGTTACAAAGCGGTTACAAAGTGAAATAAAACTCTGTAACAACGTAAAGAGCTAAAAAACAGATAGTTATAAAGACGGTTACAGAGTTACAGAATAAAACCAAACTTTTAGGAAATTATTTTAAAAAACAGCCCTTTTTTTAAAATACTCGTCTTTTATATTATAGGCTCCCTATGTTGGTTTTTACTCTGTAACTCTGTAACCAATATGTTAAAAACAGTTAATTTTTTAATAAAACAAGGTTACACTTGGTCCAAAAGTTACAGCCTTAGTTGTAAACCCGTAACTTTAGAAAAAAAAATAAAAACCTATGGAAATTAAAAAAACACCCGAAAAATTTAAAAGAGTTTATTTTGACGTGCCCGAAGTTTTAGAGGTACCTATTAAAAAAATAATTAAAGAGTTTATCCGATGCAGCGGTTTTAATAAAATTGAAACAGACGCCAAAAAAAAGGAGATAGAAAAATTTAAAATTAGCGCGGACTATAAAACGTTAATAAGTTTAAGCTATAAATTACCTCACTACTCCGACAGCTCTAAAGAGTTTGTTTTTAGAACAGCGACGGAAATAAAAAACCACATTGAGCACAAAAGCGGAAAAGTTTTAAAAGCTTGGAAGGTAGGCCAAGAATTAAAAGAACTAGGTTTTAGACAGCACATAAAAAAAATATGCGGGAAAACATATAGGCTTTATAAAGTAGTCCCGTTAACAGAAGAAAAAACCGCATAAGTTGGCGAAAAGGCTAAAAAGCTTTATTTTTACTTTATGACAGATAAAAAAAGCGAAGCAAAAATACAAAGCGAGTTAGTCGTTTGGTTTTGGAATGAGTTCACGGAGTTTAGAGGTTTGTTATATCACAACTTTAGCAACCCACGCAATGAAATAAACGGGGCGCAACTTATGGCCCTAGGACTCGTTAAGGGTAACCCGGACCTTACTCTCGCAATACCTCGCGGAGGCTTTGGAGCTCTTTACATTGAATTAAAAAAAGCCGGAGAGAAACCTCGACCGGACCAAGTTAAGCAAATGGAAAGGCTAAGGTCGGCGGGCAACTGTGTTGAGTGGGCCGACAACTTGGAGGACGCGAAAAACATTATACTAAAATATTTAACTTTAGTATGACAAAGGAAATAGATCGGGACGTTAAGAGGTTGGTTAACTCTTTAAAGCCGGACAAAGAGCACGGGCTTAAAACTCTTTTAGTCTCTTTAGATACGGCGGAAAGTTGGGAGCAACAGCTTAAAGATAACGGTTATATAATAGTAACAGTAGAGGAGTTAAAGAGAATGAAACAAATATATTTTATTTAATATGCCTATTTACGATTATTTTTGTAGTTGCGGAGAGTCCAAGCTTGACGAAATAGTTAAAGACTTTAAAGAGGTCGTAATTTGCGACTCTTGCGGTAAAAAAATGGAGAGAGCTATATCGGCCCCAAAGTTGGGAGGCTTTGATAAAAGCGGGAGGAGTAGAAGTAAAAACGAAAAACAAAAAGGTTAAAGTTATGGAACGATCAAAACTAAACGAAAGGCAGAAATTATTTTGCCGTGAGTATGTTATAGATTTTAACGGGACAAGAGCAGCAAAAGCGGCCGGATATTCCGAAAAAACTGCGGACCGTATAGCGAGCGAAATCTTGGTAAAACTTGAGATACAAAACGAAATTAAGCGCCTAACTAAGGAAAGGACCGAGCGGACCGAGATAACAGCGGACCGAGTTGTCCGGGAGTTGGCTAAAATCGCTTTCGGTACGATCGACGATTTAGGTAAATTTACGGAGGAGGGAGAATTTATATTGCACAACTCTAACGATATGAACGAGAGCGGAAAAGCCTCGTTAAATACGGTAAGCTCAAGCACAACCACCGGAGACGGCGGAAAAACAACGAATTTAAAGATAACCCGCCAAGATAAAATAAAAGCTTTGGAGCTTTTGGGCCGCCACGTCGGCGCCTTTAATAACGACGAAAGCGGAAAAGCTACAATTAAGGTAACGATCGGAAAGCCTAAACAATGAGTATAAACGTCGAGCTCCCGGACTTTGCGGAGACGGTTAACGCTCCTTTCGCGGGGTTGTTTGATAACGACGCCCGCCTCATTTTGCTTTGGGGTGGTCGTGGGTCAGGTAAGACTCACGGAACAGTTATGAAGGTTATATATAGAATGTTAACCGCTAACTATTTTAAAGGGATATTGGTCCGAAAGGTTTACGATACGATTAAAGAGTCCCAATTCGATAGCATTAAGCAGACTATCGAGGACCTAGGACTTAGCTCCTTATTTATTTTCAAGACTTCGCCCCTTTCTATTACTTGCGTAAACGGTAACAGATTAATCGCTCGAGGTTTGGATAAGGCGGAGAAAATAAAGTCGATAAAAGACCCTTCTTTCGTTTGGTACGAGGAGGGTAACGAGATAACGGAGGACGATTTTAACACGGTATCGACAACCGTAAGAAGTAATAAGGCCGACTATTTACAAGAGATTTTTAGCTTTAACCCGGAGAGCGACGAGCCCGATTTTAACGACTTTTGGATATATAAGCGTTTTTTTAGCGACACGGTAGAGAAAACGTTTAAGACGGTTATCGACGTAGAGACTCCGGACGGTCCCGTCTCTTATACCGTCGACTCTATTCACAGTACTTACAGAGATAACCCTTTTCTCCCGCCGTCGATAGCGGCAACTTACGAGGACTTTAAAAGGACGTCGCCGTTTTATTATACTGTTTACACGCTCGGCCTTTGGGGTAATAAGGAGGTCGGCAATAGGTTTTATAAATGCTTTACTTTGGACCACGTCGAGGCGGTGGACTATAACCCAAGGCTCCCGCTACATATATCCTTAGACGAAAACGTTAACCCTTACCTCACGCTCACAATACACCAAGCCGAACAAGTTGGCGACGTTATGGAAGTTAGGCAAATAGGCGAGATATGTTTAAAGAGCCCAAGGAATACGCTCCGGAATACTTGCGAGGAGTTCGCTCGGATATTTAAGGACCACAAGGAAGGCCTTTATATTTACGGGGACCGCACAAGTAAAAAGGAGGACACGAAGCTTGAGAAAGGGGAGAACTTTTTCAGCTTGGCGAGCAACTACTTACGCGAATTTAATCCGGTGGAGAGGTTGCCAAGTCGTAACCCGGGAGTAAAAAGCCGGGGCGAGTTTATTAATCAAATTTTCTCCGGGAATATTCCGAACGCTCGTATTATTATAGGGGATCAATGTAATAACACGGTCGCCGACTACCTTTATTTAAAGGAGGCCGCCGACGGGTTAAAGCATAAGGAGAAAACAGCGGACAAGGTGAGTAAAGTTCGTTTCGAGAAGTACGGCCACACCTCCGACGCAAACGATTATTTACACTTAGAGATATTTAAACCACAATTCACGCGATTTATTGACGGCGGAGTCGTAAAAACTCCTATATTTGGACTAAGAAAACCCTCAAACCGTTATTAATATGGCCTTTATCGTTAAAAGCGACTTAATAAGATACATCGACGAGACTACTATCGACCAACTTACGGACGACGACGACACTCTCGTTACGGAGGCAATAAAGGACGCGGAGGAGAGAATTAGCGAGAGAATAGGCCAAAGAGTTAACACCGCGACCGAGTTCGCTAAAACCGGAGCCAATAGACAAAGATCTTTATTAAAACATTGCATATCATTAGCGATTTATTACTTATTCGAGCGCCTTTATACGGACGTTTTGCCGGAGGGAAGGATCCAAGCGATGCAGTACGCGGAGGCTTGGCTTGAGGACGTGAGTAAGGGTAAAATAGTTGTTAACCTTACTAAGGTTGACGAGGCAAACCAAAGCGGTTGGCCTATACGTTGGGGCTCGCAGCCGAAAAAAGACTCACAAAATTACTAAGAAATGGGACTACTAGATAAATTATTTAACGCTATTAAGCCGGCAGTTAACGAGCCTGCAAAGCAAGCGGAGAGAATAGAGAAAAAGACTATCCGCCAACAAATGTACCGCTTTAACCAAGAGTTAAAGAGTTGGAAAAGTGGCGTAAGTAATTTCGAGGACCCTTACAACCCTATTTGCGTGGACCTTATCCGCGTATATAACGACGTAATTATCGACGCTCATCTTAGCGCCTCTATTGACTCAAGGATTATAAGAACAACGTCGAAAGACTTTAAAGTCGTGGACGATAAAAACGAGGAGCTTAAAGAGGAGACTGAAATCTTTACCTCTCCTTGGTTTAGGGATTTTTTAAGGTTAGCCCTAGAGTCTAAATTTTTTGGTTACTCTCTTATTCAGTTTGGCGACCTTAAAGGAAAGCGTTTTAAAAGCGTTGAGCTTATCCCTCGCGAGTATGTTTATGCACAAAAAAACGCGGTAAGGAAGTCGCCGTATGACTCAAACGATTTAATTTACTTTGACGACGCTCCTTACGACGCTTGGCTTATGGGAGTTGGGAAACCGACCGACTTAGGGCTTTTGATGAAAGCGGCGCCGCTTGTTATCTATAAAAAGACGGCTATCGGATCTTGGACCGAGTTCGCGGAGCTTTTCGGGGCTCCTTTCAGACTAGGAAAAACTAATATAAGAGATAAAGAGCTTAGAGATAATATGTTTGATATGTTGGAAAATATGGGGCGTAATGCTTTCGGAGTTTTCGACGAGTCGGACAGCTTAGAGTTTATTAGAGACGGGAAAACCGACTCCCATAACGTATATAACCAACTAATTGAGAGAGTTAACTCGGAGGTTAGCAAGTTAATACTTGGGTCCACTATGACAATGGACGCCGGGAGCAGCCGCTCACAAAGCGAGGTTCACGAGAGAACAAGCGCCGCGATCAACAAAGAGGACGCTTTCTTTATTACTTCATTGGTTAACGACGAGCTTATCCCTTTCCTTAATAAGTACCACGGTTTCAATATTACCGGGCGCTTTATGTTTGACGACACGGAAAACACGACCAAGGCGGAGCAGTTTAAAATAGACTCGGAGCTTATTAAGCTCGGGTTTAACGTTCCTAAGGCTTACCTTACAGACACTTACGGGACACCTATCGACGAAAAGGAAGAAAACGACGACGAAAAAGGAGGGCCAAAAGGACCAAAGGAAGGGCCAAAAAAAGAAGATAGCGCGGAGGGCGACGAGTTGGACAACTCAATTAAAAAAAAAACGACTTTAGCGAGTATTTACGAAGCTTTTACCTCGGCGAGTAGCTTACACGTATGCAATACTTTGGACTACGAGGAGACACCTCTCCCGGAGTGGTCCGACGAGTACGTCGAGGAGGTTATCGCGGGAGTTTATTCCGGGCTTTATACTATCGACAACCTCCCGGCAAACCTTTACAACGAAATAGGGGCGCGACTTATGCAAGGGCTTTACGACGGACTAGCGACGGGCGAGGCTCTTAGTACTATTAAGGACCCGGAGTATATTAAAACACTTCAAAAAAACCTCTTTACTTTTTCCGGAGCTAAGACTTGGCACGAGGTTAAGCTTATGAGCGACTACTTAATCGACGAAAACGGAAACCCTCGCAGTTTCAAAGAATATAAGGACTACGCTAAAAAGGTTTTTGGCGAGTTTAACGTTAATTATCTAAGGACTGAAATAAACCACGCTAAGGGGTCCGCTCAAATGGCCGACAAGTGGAAGCAATTTGGTGAGGAGGCGGAGCTCTTCCCTTATTTGCGCTATGTAACAGCGGGAGACGATAGGGTCCGCCCGGCTCACAAAGCTTTGAACGGTATCGTTAAGAGATACGACTCTCCTTTTTGGAAGGAAAACGCGCCGCTTAACGGTTGGAATTGTCGCTGTGATTTAAAGCAAGTTGAGGAGGCTATCGAGACGCCGGACGACGTTATCGAGGAGAGAATAAATAAAGAGACGGACGGCAAAGGACTACAAACTCCGGACTATATGAAAAATAACCCGGGCGTCGAGGTTTTCGGAAAAGAACACCCTTATTTTAAAATCCCTCGAGCTTTTAAGAAGGACCAAGCCAATAACTTTGGCCTCCCGGAGCCGCCGAAACTAAGCAGCGAGGAGATAGTTAAAGAGATTAAGAAGGCTCAAGAGGCTTATACTCCTCCGGTGGTGAAATTAGACTCTAACCTTATAAAATCCACTATTAAGGACTTAGATAGGGCACAACTTGAGGACCTTATCAACAACCAAGACGGGGCCGCTAAAGTTTTAAACGACTTTAGGACGGATTTAGGGATAAGAACGTCGTCGGAGCGTACCGGAGCCGGATCTCTAAAGTGGGCAAAAGAAACGGGAGCGAATAACGTGCAAAATGTAACTAGCGACTCGCTTGGACATTGCGCTCAATCAAATAGATTTATTAATATAATTAAGAAAAGAGACGAAAATCTTAATTTTGAGGTCGTTAATATGGTACACAAAGCCGAGGACGTTGTTAAAAAATTCCCGGAAACCTATTATATTAATACAAGAAAACAACTTTGCAAAAGGACGGGGATAAGTAGAAAAACCGGACTACCAACCGCGCAAGTTATGGGGGATATTAAGCCCGACGGTTTTGTTTTGTTTCACGGAGTTACAGAGGCGAGCGGAATAAGTAGTAAGTCGATAGCTCCGTTAATTAGCCACGAAGTTAACCACGCGATCCACAACTCGATTGATCCGATAACTAGAGGACGACGATTAAAAACAGAGGCGGCCGCTATAAAGTACGGGGTAAGACTTAAAGACTCCGTAACGACTTACGGCTCGAGCGATTGGTCCGAGTTTTACGCCGAAAATATGGCCGTTTACGTTCACGCTCACGACTACCTAAAAAAAGAACACGGAAAAGTTTACGACTTTTTAGTCAACTTACACAATGAATTAGGCGTAGATATAAAAACCTTTAAAATCGCTAAGTAATGGAATGGGAAGAAATTAAAAGCTTAATTTTTAGAGCTAAGGAGTCGGACGACCCTAAAGAGGTACAGCAAATAATTGACAAGATAGCGGCCCAAGACGAGCAAACTCCGGGAGCTATCGAGGCTATTTTTAGCGGTATAAGTGATAAAATGCTTGAACTTTTACAAAATGGCCAAGAGGAATAAACTAGGCCCCCAACTAAGGGAGGACCAAAAGCTCGCTAAAAACGAGGTTAAAAAAATTCTCATACTAGCGGCAGAGGAGGCCGTCCAATTTTTCCAAGATAATATAACCGGTCGCCAAGGTTTCTTGAATAGGTCCACGGAAAAATGGAAGCCAAGAAAGGGCAACGTCGACCCGGGGCGTAATATATTAGTCGGAAAGGGTGGAGGCGCCAAGCTTTATAAAAGTATCGCGCGGACGAGCTTATCGGCGTCGAGGGTTGTTATTGGTATAAAAGGGCCGGCCAACGTTTACGCCTCCGTTCACAATTTCGGACTAAGAGCGGGACGAGGTCGAGGCTTTATAATGCCTAAACGAAAATTTATGGGTGAAAGCGTTGTTTTAAACCGTAAAATTGTTAGACTAATAGAGAAAAGGATTAAGAAAATACTTTAAATTTACACCTTATGCAAAGGATATTAATCGAAAGTATTTTAGATAAGATAGCCGCGGACCTCCCGCAGTTTAAAACCGTCGACCTATACAACGACCAATTTAATAAGCAAGACACGGCGAAAATAGACTCTTTTCGCTTTCCGGCTTTGTTTATATCCTTTCCGGACGGGGCGGATTATACCGACTACACGGCGAAAGTTCAACAGACTAAAGACTTAACGGTCCGCTTTTATATTGCCGACCAATTAACGGCGAGCCGTCTCTCGATAAGTAAGACGGTACTCGAAATATTAGATTTAAAACAAACGGTTTTCGAGGCGTTCCAAGGGTGGAGCGTGGAAGGGGTAAAAAGTTTTTCAAGAATACACGAGGAGCCGGACGAGGACCGAACAAATTACTATATTTTTCTTCAAGACTATAAGACGGGAGTAATAGACTCGTCTAAGTACGTCGACCAAGGCCAAGAGGTAACTCTTACCTTAGACGCTACGACTCAAGTAATAATAAACCCGGTAACGGATAACGGTATCCGTACCGCAAGAAATACAAACGACAACGTTTAAAATTTAAGACAATGGCGAGAACGGTAGACGAAATACAAAACGAAATAATCGCAGCGGTGCAAGCGGACCCAACTCTCGCGGGCTTAACCTCGTCGAGCGCGGTCGCTTTTTGGCGACTTATTACTCGAGTGGTGGCGGCGGCTTTGGAAACAGAGGAGCAAATTAACGATATTTTTAGGGCGGAGCTCGAGCAAATCGCTCGCGAGGCCGTTCCGGGTACCGCTCAATGGTTACAGCGTCGAGTTTTGGAGTTCCAATATGATGCTTTGAGCCCTCAAGTGGTGCAAGTGGTGGACGGACGAGTTACCTATCCGGTAGTAGATCCGGCGCTTAGAATAGTAACAGCGGCGGCGGTAAAGGAGCAAGCAAACGGGCGAGCTTTAGTAAAAGCGGCTAAGACAAGCGGCGGCGGAGTTTTGGAGCCTTTAACGGGGCCACAATTAACAGCTTTAAGCGGTTACTTGTCTCGCATTGGCTTTGTAGGAATCCCGATTGACGTTATTAGTCAACAGCCGGACCGCGTTCGTATGGTGGGGCTTAGTATTTACTATTACAGACAATATGATTTAGTTGCAATAAAGGCCGCGGTTAACTTGGCGGGAGAAAACTATTTAAAAGAAATATCGACTACTAACTTTAACGGGGTTGTCGTAAGATCAACGTTAATAGATCGCTTGCAAGCTATCGAGGGAGTCGCTTTAGTTGGCGACTTTGGCGGCGGTCCTTTTTTACGTAACTTTTCAACACCGGCCCCGGGCGGCGTGTTAATTAATACCCAAGTCGAAACGGCGGCGGGTTACGCTATTTTAGAAGATACGGCCGGCTATACTTGGGACGACGAAATCGACTATTTTACGGACGACTTAATCCCCAACTCTTAAGATATGAGTATTTATGTAGTTAATTGGGACGACTTTGTTACGGACTACCTTCCGCCGGATAAGCGGGAGCCGGTTAATAAAGCTTTTTTAGGCGCTAATTTAGAGCCTTTAAATACTTTGCACGTCGATACTTTCGACGTATTTAAACCGGATATTGTGGACCGCGCAAAGCATAACGGGCAACGTATTTTAATGGAGTCGGTACTTAACGCGGCTTTTTCGGTTGTTTCGGCCCCTTTTATCTACATTGATAACAGCGGGGACAACGTTATTCCGGATATTTTCTTTAATGAGTCCGAGGGGTTGCCTCCTTACATATTTTATAATGAGTCGGAGGGGCAAACTCCGGCCTATTTTAACAACCAAGCAGAGGTAACAAACAACCGTAATTTTGTTGTTTACGTTCCGGCGGCGGTTTATGCAGCAGTAGGCGAGCCGGCTATTAAGCAGCAAGTCGACAGACTAAGACCTTATTCAACTTTTTACACAATCGTACAATATTAATTTTATGGCACTAAAAACAAAAAAACCAAGGTTTAAGGTAATAGGTAGCGGCGAAATGAATACCGGAGGAGCTCCGATATTGGCCGACGATATTATTACTTTGCAAGAAAACGCGAGAGCGGACTTATTAAACGAGCTCGAATATTATAGGAGTAAGCTCCCGGCGTTAATGTACTACCAAGGCGTAGGAAACCCCAACGCGGCGAACTTTAAAAACGGGTTAATCTTGAGCGGTTGCGAGTATAACAACACGGACCCACAAAACCCGGTAATAAGCGAGGGCTTTATTTACTCGGGCGGCGAAATTTGCTACTTTCCCGGAGGTACTTACAACACCGGACCAACAAACGCGGGGTTGATTTACTTGTTTAAAGGCGCGGAGACTACGGTTTCCCGAGTTTTTAACGACGGGGGAAATAAACAGATTTTCACCTCTTTTGCTTGCACGGTGGAGACGGCGAGCGTAGGAGCTCAAGGTCCACAAATGCCGGCGGGGACGGCAATAGTACCGACGTCGGAGGTTGTGGTTATTTGTTGCGGGGTTAATACTCAAACAATAGCGGAGAGCTATTTTACTAAAGAGGCGGCTCTCGGGATTATAACAATGGGAGCGCAATTATTTAAGCCGGCTTGGGTTTCCCATAGCAGTTTAAATACTTTCGTCTCTTTTGACGCTACTACAATGCCTTATTTAGTTTCACGAATTTTGAAAGGGAATTTTACAGAGATAAGAGGAGGATTAAAAATAAACTCGGCGACTATTGGAGGGGGGTCCAATGTTAGATTGGCGACTTTAAGCTCTCACGCTATCAATACGGGTTTCTCGGTTGGCGTCTTTGCGTCTTGGACCGATCAGTCTCTCGAGTTCCCTAGGGTTTGCGTTACTTTTAGCGGGGAAATTAGGTTACAAGAGCCAACCGGCGGTTGGGCCTCTTTAACGGGTAACCCGATTTTAATTATTAACGCTATTGTTTACGGACGAAACGACGCTCCGGCCGGAGACGTTTATACTTTCGACTCAAGTTTCTTAAACGTTACGCCTTAGGGTTTTACGTCGGGGTGGTTATCGAAATAGTAGTCTATAATTTCACGCAAAAGGGCGGCTGTATTGGCCTCCTTTTTGTTTTTTAGCCTCTCGAATAGCATACGGCGGCGGCCGTGGATCCAAGCTTTTACCTCTATTTTTATTGACATACTTTTAATATTGTGGTCCTTTTTGGTCCAATTACTTACCTCGAGGCGCCGGTTAAGGTGCTAAAAATAGTTATTTTTACCTTTGTATGGAAAAATTCCGCTATATAAATAACTACATTGTCGGCAGAAAAACGGCGAAAATGAGTTTAAACCGTCCTATCGGCGGCGATAACGGCCCGAGTATCAACGGGGCGGACTTCGCTCGCGAAATGGATTTTTTAGCGGAGGCGGGAGTCGAGGAGGTTGTTATCGAGATTAATAGCCCCGGCGGAAACATTAAAGAGGGCTTTAGTATCTTTGCAGCTATTAAAGACGCTCCTTTTAGAACGGTAACCAAGGTTATTGGTATCGCGGCGAGTATGGCCGGGATTATATCGCAAGCGGGAGACTATCGCATTATAAAAGACTACGGACTTTTTCACGCTCACGGGCCGCAAGTTCCGAAAGGCAAAGAGGTCGAGGCGGACCTTTTAAATAAAATGCTTGAGAGCCTTAAAACAATGATAAGATCTAAAACAAGTTTGAGCGACGAACAAGTTAACGCTTTACTTGGTAAGGAAACAGTTTTAACAGCTCAAGAGGCTTTTAATATGGGGCTTTTTGACGAAATAGAAGAAACTAAAGGAATGAAACCGGAGTTACTAGTTAGTAACAACGTGGAGGCCCTTTATGAAATGGCAAATAATTTTATAACTAAAAACGACGAAATGAAAAATTTAAACGATTTTTTACAGTTAGAGAACGCAACCGAGGAGCAAATTATCGCTAAGGTTACGGAGATCAAAGCAGAGGCGGCAAAAGTCGAGGAGCTTAACAACGAGCTTACGGCTAAAACTACCGAAATCGAAAGCTTAACCAACGAGTTAAACACGGTGAAAGAAGCTAACAAGGCGCTTAAATTGCAAGCAGCTACGGACGTAGTAGAAAACGCAATTAAAGCGGGTAAAATTAAAGAGGACTCTCGCGAGTCTTGGATTAACCAAGCGGTTAACGACTTAGACGTTACGCGCTCTTTATTGTCAAGCTTTGCCGGAGAAACTAAAGCGGTGAGAATTAACAACGCTTTGAAAGTAGAGGGTAAAAAAGACGAAAAAGAAAGCCGTAAGGATTGGGACTTCCAAAAGTGGGGACAAGAAGATCCAAAAGGATTGGAGCAATTAAAAGCAGACGCTCCGGAGGAGTTCGAGGCTTTACTTAATGCTTATATCGCAGAGTAAAAAACAAAAAAAAAATATTAACAATTAAAATTTACAAAAATGGCAGAGCAAATTATCAAATTATTTAGTAAGGAGTTACAAAGTAACTTGTTTCCTTCAAACGAATTTTACAAACAGTCAAAAGTTGACGGCGACATCGACGCGCGTTTCGGCACTGTTGACGTTCCGCAAGCGGGATCAACTCCGGGCATAACTAAAAACCCTTCTTCTTTCCCGTTAACAGCGGCACAAAGAACGGACGACGTTAAGAGTTACACCGTAGACCTTTACGCTACCGACGCGATCCACATTACAGACGTTAACGAAATGGTTACCAACTACCAAAAAAGAAGCGATATTTTGAAGGACCACACGGCAACCTTAAACACAAGAATTGCGGACGAAATCGCTTACGCTTGGGCTCCGACAATCGCGGGACAAAAGTCTTATATGACGGGTACAGCGGACGGCACGGCTTTAGCTCCGGGCGCAACGGGTACAGGAAAAACCTTAACGCGTAACGATTTGAGCGATTTAGCGATTAAATTCGACATCGACGACGTTCCGGCGGGACAAAGAAATATCTTGGTTGACGCGAGACTTTACGCTCAATTGTTGAAAATTGACTCTTTTATCAATTTTGACTACGTGAACAGAAAACCAACAGTTGACGGTCAAATCGGCGAAATTTTCGGAATGAAAGTTTTTAAGAGATCTAAGTCGGTTGTTTTCAACACGTCAAACGTGAAAAAAGCGGTAGGTGCAGCAACAGCGGTAACGGATCACCTTTCTATTTTGGCTTGGGCTGACAACTGTGTAAGACGTGCAGAAGGTGCGGTAAAAGTTTACGCGGACATCGACAACCCTTTATATTTAGGGTCAATCTTTAACGCGAGCGTGAGAGCGGGCGGAACTGCATCGAGAACAGACGAAAAAGGAGTTTACGCACTTATTCAAGCGGTTTAGTCGTGGAAAAGGTAGCGGACAAATATTTTACTAAGTCGGAGGTCGTTTATAGGACCTCCGACGGAGTAATTTTTTACGACGAAACTTTCGCGAAAGCTCACGCCTCAAAAAATGGGCTAACAGTAGAAGAATGTAAGAAACCCGAAAAAAAGCTAAAAAATGGCACTAAATAAAGTATTATTCAACATCAACACGGCCGGCCTTGGTACTCCTTTAACGAGTAAGGACCACATCAGCGGTTTAGTGTTTTACGAGGACACTCTCCCGAGTGGTTTCTCAAGTAACGCCCGTATCAAAACTGTTTTCTCTTTAGCTCAAGCGGAGGCTTTAGGTATTATCGAAGGTAGCGCAGATTTTGGCGTACATTGGTATCACGTAAGAGAATTTTTCCAAAAACAGCCAAACGGCGAGCTTTGGATCGGTTACTTTGCCGAGCCGGTAAGCACCCCGACGTTTATCGACGTTAAAACAATGCAAGACACAGCTCTTGGAAATATTCGCCAAGTAGGCGTATATTATCCTTTGGCGGCTTTTGCTACGGCTCAAGTAACAGCTTTGCAAGCGGTTGCAACAACTTTAAAAACAGAAAATAAACCGTTATCTATTTTATACGGTCCTAATATTTTCGCGGTTTCCGACTTGTCAACACTTCCGGACCTTAGAGCCTTGACGGCCCCCTCTGTTTCGGTATGTATTGGCCAAGACGGTAACGCGAAAGGTAGAGCTTTGTTTTTATCAAAATCTTACTCAATTACCGATTTAGGCGCTAAACTTGGGGCTGTTTCAGCGGCCAACGTTAACGAGTCTATAAGTTATTTTGAGAAGTTCCCAATGGTAACAGACGGGGCGGAATTTGACACGGCACACTTCGCAAACGGCGGCGCTTTTGCTTTGACTGCGACGTCTTTAGTAAATGCGATCGACGATAAAGGTTACTTGTTTTTAGTAAAAGAGATAGGTTTCTCTAATACTTACAATAACGATAGTTATAGCAGCGTAGCGGTAACAAACGACTTGGCGACGATCGAGAATAATAGAACTATTGACAAGGCGACAAGAAACTTGAGAACTTTTATAGTTCCGAAACTTGGTAGCCCGTTAAGAGTAAACGCGGACGGCACTCTTAGAGAGGACACCGTTAAAACGTTTAAAGCATTGGCGGACCGTGCTCTCGCATCAATGGAGGCAAACGGAGAGCTTTCGGCTTACGAAATTGTAATTAACTCGGCTCAAAACGTAGTTAGTACAAGTAAATTAGAAATAACCGTTAAATTGGTTCCGGTTGGCGTAGCTCGCGAAATAGTTATTAACCTCGGCTTTGTACCAAGCCTCTAAAACTTTAAGAAAATGGCAGACAATACACCACTAGTAAACGGACAAGCTTATGCTTACGCCGACATCATCGTTACGGTTTTGGGTTCACCACTAGCCGGGATAACGGCGATTAACTACTCGGATAAACAAGAAATTACCGAAAACTTTGGAGCGGGACGTTTTCCCGTATCGAGAGGCTTGGGGAAAATCGAAAGTGAGGCGAGTATGACAATCGACCGTGCGGAGTTAAACGCTTTGCTTAAAGCGGCTCCAAAAAACAGACTTCAAAATATTGGCGAGTTTGATATTACCGTTTCTTACGTTCCCGAGGGGAGCGCGCCGGTTACGGATATTATTAAAAATTGCCGATTTAAAAACACGCCAAGCGGCGCGGCGGAGGGCGATAGTAACGTTATCGCGGAGCTCGAGCTTGCGGTTTCTCATATTGATTGGGCGCAATAGTTGGCTTTTCTTTTGTGTTTATATTGATTATTTAAAGGGGAAAAACCTCCGGACTAAAAACCCGGAGGTTTTTTTTATATCTTTGGTTAAACTTTAAATTTTATAGTATGGCAGAAATCACAGAAAAAGAAATCGAAAGCTTAAAAGCCAAGCACGGCGAATTGTTTAAGCTAACAATCCCGTTAAAAGACGACGAGGTCGTTTTAATCCTTAAAAAGTTGGACCGCGTAACTTATTCGGCCGGCTCTAAGTTGTTGGAGAAAGACGAACTACTCGCGGCGGAAATGTTTTTGAGATCGTTAACGGTTTCGGGTCCGGTTGAGGACGTTATTAAGGACTTTGAAGCGTTAAGAATTGCGGCGAGCTTGCTCGGTACTGTAATAGGCACGCGCTCGGGAAACGTAGCGAAGTTGTAAAGATTTTAGAGTCGATAGACTTATCGCTTGCTTACTCTTTTGGAGTATTTAGGCAAATAAATTTTTACGACGCAAGGATAAAAGAGATTAACGTCGACGCCGACGAGGGTTTGCAATGGGACTCACTTATCCGTTATCACTTTAAAATAGATCCGGAGCCTTTGAGCGACGAGGCTTATTTTAAGTTAGTGGCGGGCCTCGAGTGGGTTATCAGACAAGAAAACGAGCGGCACAAAAACAAGGACTAAAAGAGGGAGGTAACTCCCTTTTTTTGCTATTTTTACACAACGACCACCAATATAAAAGATAATGGCAGAAAGTACGACCTACGTTATAGAGCTAAACGACAAGTTAAGCCCCGGATTAAAAAAGGCAGCGGCCGCCGCTATGGGGCTCGATAATGCTATTGGGGGAATAGGTAAGAAGGGAAAGCAAGGGGCGGATATGGCCGGCGGCGGTTTAGAGTCTTTAATTAAAAAGGTGGGGCTTGCGGCGTTGGCTTATAAAGGCTTAAACGCGGCTATCGGTTTCGCGTCGGAGTCGGTAAAGACGGCCCGAGAGTTTGAGAGTTTAAAAAATGCGATAACTTTCGCGTCGGGATCGGCGGAGGAGGGCGCTAAAAATATGGAGTTTATTCGAGAGCGGTCGAATTTACTAGGTACGGATTTAAGAGTCTCGGCGGAGGGTTTTAAAACTTTGTCGGGCGCAATGATAGGGACCAAGCTCGAAGGACAAGCTACTCGCGATATTTTCGACGGGATCCAAGTAGCGAGCTCGGTAATGGGATTAAGTGCGGAGGACTCTAAAGGCGCTATGTTGGCCCTAGGGCAAATAATGGGTAAAGGAAAGGTACAAGCGGAGGAGTTACGCGGGCAAATCGGCGAGCGTATTCCGGGAGCTTTCAATATTGCGGCCCGTGCAATGGGAATGACTACGCAACAGCTCGATAAAGCAATGGAAAAGGGCGAGATAATGGCCGAGGACTTTCTCCCTAAATTCTCGAATGAATTAAAAAAGACTTTTGGCGGCGGATTAGAGACGGCGGTTAATAGCTCACAAGCTAATTTTAACCGCTTTAATAATATGATGACAGATTTAAAGGTTACTTTAGGGAATTCATTGATGCCTATAATTAATAGGGTTATGAGCGGAGTCCAAAACGTCTTTAACTTCCTTAAAACTAACTACGGCGTTATAATGCAAGCTTTACAGCCTTTAATCACTCACTTTAGAGAAATGGGCGCCTTGGTAGAGTCTTTTTTCACTAGATTAATGGGAGGGGCAACGATAGCGGAGTCTTTACAAAGCGCGTTCGCCGGGTTGCAAGAGGTTATGCGATTTATGACTCCGGTTTGGGAGAAAATTCGCGACGTACTCGGGGCGGTTTTCGACGCTATAATTAAGATAAAAGACGCTTTCGACGGCTTTCTCGAGCGTTTTCCTATTATAGGTAAAACTTTTAGAGGGCTTATATATTTGATCCGTGAGGGGTTTCTTATAATAATGGACTCGGCTAAGAATATACTCGGCGGCGTCGGCGACTTATTGGCGGGTATCTTTAGCGGAGACGTCGATCAGATTAAAAAGGGGCTTTCCGGACTTTCGGACGCTTTCGCGCCTATCGAAGGAGGTAAGCGTATGGCCTCGGCCTTTGCGGAGGGTTTTAATATGGAAATGATAAAGGACCCTCTTAAGCTAAAGACGGATACAGGAGAAAAGAAACCCGCAAACTTTAACGACGTTTTAAAGTCTCAATCTTTAGTAAAGGCGACCGGAGCGGGAGCAGCCGGAGCGGGAGCGGGTGGAAAGCAGTCGAGTACAAGCGTCGACGCCGTTAAGTCGGGACGTCCGACGAGTATTAATATAAGTATTGGTAAGCTTATCGAGACTTTTAACGTAACGGCGACCAACCTCGACGATATTAATAACAGAGCTAAGGATTTGGTCGCTCAAGCTCTTTTAAGTGCGGTGAATAACGTTAATAACATTGCTCAATAAAACTAAGTGAAAGCTTAATAAGTGAAGTATGAAAAGTTTCGATAAAATAGGCGGACGTTTCGCTCCGATAGTGGACCCGGAAATCGTTTTAAGAGGTTTCGGCTTGCAAAGCTTAAAATCTAAAGTTTATAGTGTCCTTTTTTCAGAGGAGGACGAGGACGAAAACGACCCTAAAATTACAAGTTACTTAGGTACTCCGGTTTTTGCTAACCTTATTTTTATACCGGGCTCTTATAAGGATAAGAAAGGGCAAACGGTGAACTACGGAGAGATTTATAAGAACGACGATAAAAACGAAAACTTTAAGATCGACACCGTTTTAATTGACGTATCGCAGCAGAAGCAAATAATTAAAACCAATATACAAGGGGTAAGCGGGACGGTTAAAGAGTACATTAGTAAGGGCGACTATCAAATTACTATACGAGGGGCTTTAGTTTCTCCGAGCTCTTTACGTTATCCGGAGGAGGAGGTCGCGCAGCTCAAGGAGTACCTCGAGGCGGAGACGTCGATCGGGGTAGCGTCGAGGTTTTTGGACGACGTTTTTAATATTCAAACGATAGTAATAGAGTCGTTTAGTTTTCCGCAAGTAGAGGGAACGCAAAACGTACAACTTTTTGAAATATCGGCTATTTCGGACGACCCTATCGAGTTAACAGTACTAAGAAAATAATCCGCAAATATGGACCGCCTAGATAGCAAAATTACCTTTTTCGACTCCTCCGGGGCCAATGTAAAGCAAGTTTTCGACTTTTGCACGGAGGTAAAAATCGAGTCTAGTTATGACAATTTAACGGACACGGCGGAGTTTGTTATCCCTAAAAAGTTGCGCTATGTAACGGAGGACGGCGCCCCGGTCGATAGTATCGTCCGAGGGGTTAATCCACTTTTTAAGATTGGGGACAAGGCAAAGATCGAGGTCGGTTATAACGGAGCTCTCGGCACTTGCTTTATTGGCTTTATATCCGGGATAAGACAAAAGTTTCCGCTACGCTTTAACTTAGAAGATGAAATTTACCAACTTAAAAAAACGAGTTTAACGTTAAGCTTGGAAAATCCTAAACTTTCGGAGCTTATCGCTAAGATACTCCCGGCGGGCATTAAGTACGAAATAACGGCGGAGCAAAACCTCGGAAATTTTCGCATAAATAACGCCACAGCGGCGGCGGTTTTAGACGAGTTGAGAACAAAGCACGGAGTATATTCTTTTTTTAGAGACGGGACTCTTTATGTAGGGTTAAGCATCAATAAAAAGTTGCAAAAAGTTCACCGTTTCCAATTTCAAACGCCGCAATTAATAGACGGCGAAAAGCTTAACTATGTAGACGCCACGGAGAGAAAAATTAAGGTAGTTTGCAAGAGTATTGATAATAAAAACGTAACTCTCGAGGCGTCTAGTGGCGACCCGAGCGGGGAGGTGAGAACTATGTACTTTAATAATTACACTTTAAAGGATTTACAGAGCACGGCGGACCGATTGGTTAAGGAGTACAAATATAGCGGTTACGACGGCGAATTTACTATTTTTGCGACTCCTTTAGTCAATCACGGGGACGTGGTCGAGCTTATTAACTTGGAAATCCCGGAGCAGTCCGGCGGCTACTTAGTTACTAAAGTGGTAACTCGTTTCGGTTGGGATATTGGAGGGCGCCAAGACGTAACGATAAAGCAAAAGATTTACGACTTAGAAGATAGTGGGAACGGGACTTTTGTCCAAAAACCGATAACAGAGTAAAAACTCAAAACAATGACGGAAAACATAAGAGACTTAATAAAGAAACTAGCCGAGACAAACGACGAAATTTATAGCGTTATTTGTAAAGTGGTGAAGGTAAACGGGGAGGAGGCGGAGCTTGCTCCTTTGAACGGCGACGCTAACCTTTTAGCGGTGAAGCTTATCGCGGGGACCTCCGGGACTCCTTTTTTAATTACACCGGCGGCCGACTCTATTGTTATCGCTACTTTTTTAAGTAAAGACACGGCTTTTGTAAGCCTTTACTCCGAAATAGAAACTATAAAACTACGCGGGGACCAATTCGGCGGCCTTGTTAAGGTCGAGGAGTTGGTTAAGAAGATAAACGCTTTAGAGAAACAAGTTAACGACCTTTACACGGCTTTAGTTGGGATAGTGGTCCCTTTAGCTCCCTCCGGAGCTTATCCTTTGGCCCCAAGCTTTGCGAATATTCAACCAATAGCGCCGACGACACAAAAGAGCGACCTCGAAAACGAAAAGGTTTTACACGGTTAAAAACGTGGACCACTTCGCCGCGGGGCCTTTTCTTTTTTTTTACCTTTACGCTTATGGTAAGCAGAGATTTTAAGCTCGAAAATAACGATTTAGCGATCGACGCGACGACCGGCGACTTTTTACTCGCGGACTCGGACCCTCAACACGTCCAAGATATTATAAATTCTTACGCCGGTTGGTGGAAGGAGTTCCCTACGCTTGGCGTAGGGGTAAAACGTTTTTTAGGAGCCTCGGGCGGCGTTCAAGTTGTTAAAAGAGCTATTAAAATCCAACTTAACAGCGACGGGTATAGAGCGGATAAGGTAGTTATTAGTAATAATCAGGTTTACATAACGGGGGAAAGAATAAGTAAATAATTTATGGCCACTTACATAACAACCAACGGGCAAACGATTTTTGATTTAAGCCTCCAATTATACGGAGACACGTCGAACGCCGTTAAGATACTAAGCGACAACCCTACTTTAAATAGTATCGCGGGAGTTATCCCTCCGGGGACTGTTATAGAGTACACGCCTAGGGAAGGCTTTACGGTAGCTCAATATTTTGAGGATAAAAAGACGATAGTAAACACGGGAACGGGCAACCCTTTACAAGGCTCCGGCTTCGATTTAGGTTTTCAGATTAACGGATTCAATTAGCAAGAGACAACAGTTAACAAGATATTTAATACTTGAAATATGGCAGTTCAAAAAAATACAAACGACCTTTTAACGCAAGCGGCGAGCTCGTTACCAAACAACACGACACAACAGATTAGCCCCTTAGACGTCCGCGAAATGGCGGAAAACTTGGCGGCGAGTATGTTTAACAAGATAACGGACGCGCCGCTCGTTGGATTAAAAGCTTATAACACTTTAGTAACTTACGAAAGTGGCCAAGGGTGCACGTACTTAGGAGCTATTTATATAGCAAACCAAGTAACGGGACCGGGAGCTTTTAACGCCGCACATTGGACGCTGTTTGTATCAGGTTCGGGAACTGTTAATAAGTTGGCAAAATTTAGCGCGACCGGCGGCCCGGTTGCCGATAGTAGTATTACCGACAACGGGGTTAATTACCTCTTTAGCTTGCTAAATACAAACGGCTTCGTTAAGACTAGCGGCGGGACGGGGCTTTTAAGCGTTTCGGCTCAAGTAGCAGCAACAGAGGGAGGGACCGGCAAATCTTCATGGGTTGCGGGATCTATTCCGTATATAAGCGCGACCAATACCTTTGGAGAGGTGGCGGTCGGCACAAACGGGCATTTTTTAAGCTTAGTTGCCGGAGTACCTACTTGGGCAGCGGTGAGCGCGAACAACTTAGGAAACGCAAACCTTACGGCGGACGCAAATGTTAGGAGCTATACACTTAACGGGGCGACTCCTCTAAATTATTTAGAGTTTCTTTCACCTACGGGCTCTATTTTGAAATTGTCGGGCGACAAAATCGCAAATTTTGGCGACGGATCAACTTATATAAAATTGGATCCTTACGGGGTTTCCGCTTTCGGAATATTGCAGTTTTGCGCCGCCGGGACAAGTACCGCGTATAATGTTTACGACTCGGCTTTAGCGGAGCGTTTTAGGGTTGAAACTAGCGGTATGGTTTATGCGAAAAGAGGATCGCTCTCGACTTATTTTAACTACAATACTTCTATTAATTTATGGGCCGAGGGAACGAGTGGGAGCTTTCATTTTGTAGGGACGAACGGATCAAATCATACAGTATATTTAGGTAATGATTCGGGACACGGGTACGCTGAAATCAAAAACAGTTCAGGCGCTACAAAAAGTAGAATATCGGGGAACGGAGACTCTTATTTTTTAAATAATTTAGGGGTCGGCTTATCCACAGCCTTAGCAAGGTTTCACGCGAAAGGGTCGGGGAATACTCCCGGTACGAGTACCGCAATTTTTCAAAACTCGGACGGAGGCACGGCCCTAGAAATTAAAGACGATAAAAGCGCCACCTTTGGCGGGGACGTCGTACTTTCTCAATCAACAAACAGCACGGCGACCGGAGCAAACGCGAGAATTACGGATCACCCTACCTCAACGGTAGTGGTAACAAATGCCTCTCTAACTTCTATCGGTAGTATTATCGCGGGGGTCGCCGGCGGGCACTTGTTAACTATAATGAATGAGACGGGCGCGGCTATTACTATCGTCGACGCTTACGGTAGTGCAGCAGCGGGAGAGGTTATATATACCAACACAGCAAGTAATTTAACTATCCGCAACAACTGTGGGGCGACGTTCCAATATAACGCGACGGGCGCGTGTTGGACTAAAATATAAAGGAGAGAGCGAAAAAATTAGCTAAAAAAAATTATCTTTATCAAAAATATATATCTATGGGCTTAAAAGTAACAACAACAACAACAACAAGCGAGGGGAATACCTCCGTTTTATATTTACATATTACCGAGTTTTACCAAAATAAAGCGGGTAACGTTATCCTACCGGTAAAATATTACAAAGGAAAAGGAGGCGCAGAGGTTGAAGTTTTTTCTCCTTTCGAAAAATCTTTTAACTACCAACTCGAAAATATCGAGGGCGGAGCTCAAGAGTTAACCGAGGGCTTAACTAAGGAGCAATGTTACGAAAAAATAAAAGCGACTTTAACGGCGGCCGGTAAAACGGTAGTCGACGAAATTTAATATTAACCCCTTAAATATATCCCAATGAATGCACAACAAAAACAAAAGCTAGTTGAAGCTTTAAACTTCGTTTATACTATTAGCACAAAGGCCCCGGTAGAGAAACAAGCGCACGACGCAAGCCTCGAGGCGGCTACTATGTTAATGAAGCACGTCGAAAGTATCGAAGTAAAGCCTATCGCAGAGGAGAAAAAAGAAGGTTTAAAAAAGGTTAAATGATGAATGAGCAATATAGCACTATTATTTTAGCCGCTGTTATTGGCGTAATTGGTTTTTTTCTTAAAACTACTTTAAAAAGAATTGAGGATAATTTAATCGACCACGTTAAAAACTTCAACAATCTAAGCGACAGAGTTAATTTAATCAATTTATCCATGGTTAAAATAGACAGCTCTTTAATGAATATTGATAAGGACCTCGAGAGAGCTAACAGAAGGGTGAGCGATATTAATCAAATTGTAATGAATAACGTCGACAAGGTTATCGAGCAAGGGCACGAAATCAATAATATAAAAGCGCAATTAAAAATGCTTGCAAAAGAAATGGAGGAAAGATGAGAATTGACACTATTAGCGAAGCCTTTGAAAATTACGAGCTAACTTTATGAGAAAAGAAATAATAAACGGGCTTTTAGGATCTTTTGACAATAAAAAAGACAACGGTTTCAGCGGGAGAAAATTAACGGCTTTTACTTTTACTTTTTGCGGAGTTTATGCAAATTACCAAGTTTTTAACCTCCCGGTTATAAGCGATCATCTCGCTATAAGCATTTTAATTATTGACGTGGTGGCGGCGGCCTTTTTTATTGGCCTTGTTACGGCGGATCAAATTATCAAATTTAAGAGCGGCGGAGGCCCGGAGAAAACTCCCGAAGCTACTCCGACAAAAGAAGTAACTCAATAATCTTATTTTATGGAAAGGAAAGCAGTATCGAAAAACTTTTTTTTAGACGAGTTTGTCGACCCGATGACTTACTTTAAAAGTGCGGATAACGGACTAAGCAAAGTAAACCCTAAGGCCTTCGCTATCGCTCAACTATTCCGCGAGCTTGTCGGTAAATCTTGTTTTATTAATAATTGGTGGCCTTACTACCAAGAGCACAAAGATACTTTATCAATTGATAAAATTATCGAAGATATTACAAAAGGATCTTACTCGGATTGGTGCGGACTTCGTACGGACCGATGCACTCAAGGGGCGCCGGCCTCGGCTCATAGAATTTTAAAAGGTAAGACTCACAACGACGGAGGGACGGATTTACACGTTTCCGGAATGAGTGGCGCGCAAATGTACGCAATAGTAACAGCCAACGCGAAAGCTTTCCACGCTTTAGGCTTAAGAAGGTTAGAACACCCAAAAGACACGCCGGGGTGGTTACACTTCGACGTTAGAGAGCACGAAAAGAGCGCGGACTCGATTAAAGTTGTAACTCCTAAAACGGTTTTCGGATTTATCAAAGTATAATTTTATGAGCACTAGAGAAAAAATATTTTTTGCCCTTCCTTATGTTATTATAACTTTTCTTGTCTTGGTCCTTCTTGGTAAAGGTTGCGGAGGCGAGAAAGTAATCGACAACTTAAGCGCAAAGCTCGAAAAGATAGAGACAGAGAAAATTTTTTTAAAGTATCAAAACGCGGCTCTTTTGCAAGAGGTCGACGAACTTTTCGACCTCAACGACTCGCTCGCAGAAAGGGCGGAAAACATTAAGAGCAAAGTCGTAAAAGGTAAGGAAAGGATTAAGTATTTAAGCGAGACGGTAAAAATTACAGATACTTTGGTTATTGAGTACACAGACGCAATGAAAGGGCAAATAAAGGACCTCGAGACACTTGTCGAGGTTAAAGACTCAACTATTAACAACCTAGCCAAGATAATAAGCAAAAAGGACACAATTACGGCCAACGTAGAGAAAACCCTCGCTTTAACAGAGGAGCAGCTCGGAGCAGTTCGGGCCGATCTTGAGGAGTCTAAAAAGCAGCACAAAAAAAAGGACCGTAAAATTACGGTCCTTAAAATACAGCGGGTACTTTACCCGGTGGCCACGGCGGCCGGTTTTATTTGGCTTATGCTTTCTAAGTGATTTTTTCAATTAACCCTACTAATTCAGCGTAATAAACGTAGGTAGTATCAAGTGATATTCCGCTATCTAATTCGTCAATCAGTTTATCCTTGTATTCCCTCACTGCTTTTTCTCGCTCTTGTTTTTGTTGTTCTTTGTTTGTCATAGGTTAAATACAATTATGTTCAATTTCAAATCTAACTAAAGCCATTTTTTCGGCTTGTGATGCGGGACGAATTTCTTCTATTCCACTTGTAACGCAATATTGACCACCTTTTCTAAACGATTCAAAGCCATTCCAATAATGAAGTAAATCATAAAAGAAGTGCTGACAAATATCTGACTTTTCATATCTTCCAAGTATTTGAGTATTTCCCCCATAGCTAATGAAGTATATTTTACCCTGTTCCATTTTAATTTTTTCCTTTTCCATACTCTTATTTTACAGTGGGTGGGTTAGTAAATTATCCAATATTTGTTGTTTCAATTTAGAATTTTCTTCTAAAAAATAGTATTTAGCAGTTTTCTCGGCCTCATTACTATCTTTCTGATTTTTTATAAACAAAGGATGCTCTTTGAACTTTCCTTCTTCTTGTATTCTGCATACTACCTTAAATGTTGCCATACTATTTTTCTTTAGGTGGGTTAATTTCTTTCCAGTGAGTAACAGTTAAACTGCTGTCAATATACTTGCTATTCCAAGCGTATCTCCATTGTTTAGCTGTAATAAAACACGTTGAAGTTCCCCCTGCACTCGTAAAAACTAAAACAGTATCAGCGTTCTTAGGCAAGGCATGCTCCACGCTTATCCACTCTTCATTGCTTACAGTGTTTTGGGAGGCGGAAAGTCTTTCACACTCATACATAGCCTTAATGATAATTTGCCTATCTTCTTTTTCTTCTACTTTCGATAAGTAACCTGTCATTACTCTTACCGCTTCTGTAATCGTATCGTTAATACTCTCCTTGATGTTGTAGCCGAACTTTGCGCCCTCTATAAACGCTAACTCTTCAAGTGAGTAAGCGTGAGGCGCACTAAGTGATGTTAATTGAACACACGGATATAATTTAGCTGCCTCGCTTTCAATTTGTTTTAAAATTTTATCTTCCATAACTAACTATTTTTTAAAATTTTCTCAATTACTTTTTTTGTATTGAAGCTAAAGTCGCTCGCGTTAATGATCCAATCGCAATAAGAACGGCAATCCTTTACAAGTTCGCCCTTATGCTTGCCAATGGAGAAAACAGGGCCCTTTGGTGAGTTAATAACCACACCTAAAACATCTACGGCGTCCGTCTTTTTACCAACTCCCGCCAATCCTTTGACACTATCGTCCTCGAGTTCGTGGCTATGCTCGTTAATTATTGCCTCCAATACCTCGAGCGTCGCCTTAGCGTCCTCCTCCGCTTTATGGGCGTCCAAACTCTTACCGCAATACTCGGAATAAGCAGCCGACAACGTGCGAGGGTTAAATTTACAATACAAGTTAAAAACGTCGATAAATTCCGCCCCGTCCAAAGCGTCGTAAATCCCGGCGCGTTCAAACTCGGTTAATAAGAAAGGAATATCGAAGCGGTTCGAGTTATATCCGACAAAGTCGCACCCTTTAATGAGGGCCGCGAGGCTCTCCGCTACGTCTTGGAAGGTTGGGCAGTCCTTAACGTCTTTGTCGTAAATTCCGTGTATCTTACTCACCTCCTCCGGTATTGGTCGGCACGGGTTTATTTTCCGAGTCTTTATAACGTCGGCCTTTTTGCCTCCGGGAAAGCGTTTGATAATTGAAATTTCGACAATGCGGTCGGTTTTGGAGTTTAGTCCGGTGGTTTCTAAGTCGAACGTTATTAACGGGCGGCTTAAATTTAGGGTTTTTCCTTTCATTACTTGGGTTGGTTTAAATTGTTTTGCTCTAATATTGCTTGTATAGCTTCGTTTTTCTCGAGCTCAATAGCTCTTAAAATTGTGAGTTTAAAAGCCTCCGTTATTACTTGGGCCTTTTGCATCTCGTTAAGTAGTTCGATCGTTGTCTTTTGCATTTTATCAGTTTTTAGTTTTTCAAGTTTAAAAATACACTCGTTTAATTTTGCTCTAAATTCTACGTCCGTCTCTATTAAGTTGCTCGATTTTTTGAACATATATAATATATTATCATGCTTTCGGTTTAAAATTCGACCAATACGAACAGAGGCGCCAAAAGGAGGACCGTACTCTTTTAAGCAATAGGCTAAAATAGTTCTATAATCCGGAAAGGGTCGCGTCGCGTTTTTCTTTATTAGTTCGTGAAAGTCGACCGCGAGAGTATCGCACACTATTTTTATAATAGAGGAGTCGTTTATCACTTTGAAAGTTTTATTAATCTTCATCGCTTACAATTATTTTAATTAATAAGATGCAAGCGGCTAGCGCGAGCAGTTGGAAAAAGAGTTCAAAAATAACGGTTAAAAAATTCATGCTTTAGTATTTAAGATTTTAACAAAGATATAAACTTTTTTAATACGCTACTTATTTTTTATTAACTTTTTACTGTTAATTAAAAAAAGTTACTTTTTATTTGGTGGTTGAAAAAATACCTCTATCTTTACCACATCAATAACAATTAAAAATAATCAAATGAGCAAACTAGAATTTCACACAAAACTAGACGCAGTTAAGAAGCGGCTCCCGGTGGGGGTTTATCCGCTTTACCTTAAAGCGTTCCCGGAGGAGAAAAATTTCTCCCGCATTAAAAACACAATAAGCGGAAAAATACACGACGAGAAGATCCTTAGAAACTTGGAGCAACTCGCCGACGCTATCGAACAAGTAAACCCTTAAGACTATGGAAAAGTTTATTTTTAAAATAGAGGCGCCAAAAGACGAAAAAGATAATTTTATCGACGAGGTAAGTCTTGAGTTTGAAGGTTACGAGCACGAACTCGCCGCCGCTTTTTCCTTCTTAGGATCAAAACATGAAGTTATTAAAGCCGCTATATTGTACGCGGCCGACTATTTACGAGACGAGCACCGCGTTAAGGAGTGCCTAGAAAATCACACAACTTTAAATTAATTTTTATGAGTAGAGGAGCAAAAACAGAAAAGCAAAGCGGAGAAAAGTATCTTACTTTTTCCAATGGAAAATTTGTCCAAAGAGTGGACGAAAACACGACCGGAGCAGTAGCTCGAGTATTAGAGAAAGGCCCAAACACCGGGAAAACGGTCCACGAGATCCAATTTGAAGGGTACGAGGGACAAATTTACGACCTACAAACAGAGGCGAGCGAGTACGGGACCCGTCTACATATCTTTATGGACGTTTCAACAGTTGAGGAGCCGGACGCAAAAGTGAAAATCAGCTTACCGCTATCGAGCGGACCGGCAAAAGGATTTTTGTCTCGCGTTCCGGTTTTGGACTTTAATAAGGACGTTTTACTTAAAGGGTATAACATCGAAAACAAAGAGACGGGCCGATTTAATTCCTTTTTAGTTCCTTACCAAGACGGTAAAAAAATCGAGGCTTTCTACACTAAAGAGAAACCAAACGGACTCCCTAAGATGCAGCAAATTAAAGTTAAAGGGAACTTAGTTTGGGACGACACGGAGCAACTAGAGTTTTACACCGCTTTAATAAACTCGATCCCTTTCCCCGCTAGAGCACAAGGCGGAGAGGAAGCTCCCGCAATAACTCCCGCGGAGGAGGAGACAATCGAAACAAACGATAGAATCCCGGACACAGCTCCGAAAAAAGGACGCCAAGCTTTTTAATAAACCCGGGGCGGCTCCGGTCGCCCCTTTATACCTTATAAAATAACCTCAAAAAAAATACAAAATGAGTAATAAAAACGAAAATAATAGTAGTATGAGCTTCCTGGGAGTTTTAACTTTAATCTTTATTGTACTTAAATTAACCGGCTCGATCACTTGGTCGTGGTGGTGGGTACTTTGTCCTTTATGGGCGCCGTTGGCTATCTTTTTAGCAATCTTTCCTGTTTGGTCGAGTTACCGATCAAGACTTTTAAAAAAGCAAGAGGAGGACCTTAGAGACTTAAGGCCGGGTAGAAGATCAAGATTTGAGCAAGAGGTCGAAAACCTAAAAAAAGAAAATTAACCCTTTAAATTTTAATCAATGAAAGTAGAAATAAAACAAATACTATTAAGAAGCGTAACCGATAAGTTTAGCGTCGGTCAATATCCGAGCTCCGGATTTTTTCACGCCTCTTATACAGACGGTGGAGAATTTGAGGACGTTATAGTTTTCGTGGACAAGCCTAACGGAATGACTAACTATATAACATCACCAACGTTTTTATATAGAACTTTAGACCATTTAGAAAAACAAGAGGTAAAAAAATCAGAAACGGAGCCAAAAAAAGCAGAAATAACCGAGAGCTTTACCTTAGAGCTTGTTCGATTATTAACAAGAGAAAAAGACGCAAAAAATTAACCCTTTAAATTTTAATCAATGAAAGCAGCAACTTTAAAACAAGATCGACCTTTAAGCTATTCCGCTCTTAAAGCGTTTAGCGAAAGCCCTAACCACTTGGTTAGCTATTGGAATAGAGATAGAGAAAGCACTCCCGCAATGATTAAGGGCGCCCTTATTCACACCCTTATTTTAGAGCCGGAAAAGTTCGAGAGCTCTTACGCTATTTGGAAAGGTGGACGACGCGCCGGAGGAGAATATACAACCTTTTGCGAGCTTAACGCTAGTAAGGAAATTATTAAGCCGGAGGACCTCGACGAGGTTAAACCG